GGAATCACAAGCAGGATATTCTACTTCACGTACATGCTTTAAGAGTGTGTATCGTGAAGAGTATATTCCTGGCACAGCAGATGATCCTGGTTACGTACAATCATTTAAGGAGACTGTTGAAGTCCCTTGTAAAACTGACCCTGCACCTGATGTGGGTAACAGACCAACCTATCGCAGACATGTTACTGTGTATGAGGATGTAGATACTAATGACTGCTCTGATGGAACAGTTGCTGGTGCTCTACTAGGTGGTGGACTTGCAGGATTTGGATCAAGAGGTAAGGATCGCTGGTGGGCAATCCCATTGGGTGCAGTCGGTGGATCCATGGTTGGGTGTGCTATAGATGGCGGCTAGTATCTTTCTACTATGCAGTTTAGTTCTGCTTGTCATGGCATTGAGATTAATTTCTCAAGGATGGCAAGCAGCATCTGAGCTTGGCTCGGGAAAGTTTAGGGTGCAAGAGAAGTCACGATACATAACTAGAAAACCTCATCCTGAGATGGAAGATGTAGAGCAAGGGGATGAGTTACTTGTAGTAAATTTTATACCAGATGATGAGTTTCAGAAGAGAGTGAAGGAGTCGGACAGTTATATTAGTCAGTCATTAAAGAATCGTATTGAAGAGTTGGAAGAGGATGAAGATGATGATGGAGATATTATAGCAAGAGTATGACACATACATTTACATTTACTGACGACCAACTACAGTGTTTACGAGTGTGCTTACAAAATGCACCAACACCATATCATATCTCTAAGAAGAAGATAGTAGGTGACCTTGAGGATATAATAGGTAAACCACCTGTAGTTAAACATGAACCATTAAGGTTGCCAAAGTATGACCTATCCAAATACGGTATAACTGATCAATGAGAGAAGAATTATGTCAATCTTAATCGGCATCATGTCATTTGCAAACTTTGTATTCTATCCTCTAGTGATAGGATGCATCATTGCATTTATTATTGAGTCCATCTTCAGAGCACAAGACAAGGCACCTCAAGTGCTTAGGTCTATGGCAGTGAGAAAATATTTCTGGAGACAAGCATGGTTGTTTAACATCATTTGGTTTGTATGCTATGCCATATTACTATTTGTATTAAGACCAGGACAACAAGCAATGCCTGATATGATTTGGCAAGGATAAAACTTGCTAAATACATTAGTTTGTTCAAAAATAATGACGAGTTTGATTGACCCAAAAGAATTTACGGATGCAGTGACCGAGTTACGGTCATTTTTTTTGTCTAAAAATTTCTATGAGGTGCATACACAAAACCGTTTGAGTATCCTTGCTGCTTGTGAAGATCCAGAGACAGTAGCAACATACAACTACGGTAATAATATTTGGCCACTACCTCAGACAGGTCAGATGTGGTTAGAGCATGAATTACTTTCCAACCCTTCAGCAGAAGGGTTTTTCTGTGTCTCTACATCATACAGGGCAGAGCCTAACCCAGTACCAGGTAGACACGAGACTATCTTCCCCATGTTTGAGTTTGAAATGAAGGGAGGTGTTAAAGAACTTCAAGACATGGAGTGGGAGTTGTGTGAATGGTTAGGAATACCATTAAGTAAAGAAGACATCATGACTTATGATGATTGGACTAACAAGTTTAACACTAAAGAGTTAGACCATGACCATGAGAAAAAGATTGGTAGAGGTATGATTACTGACTTCCCTGAGTGGACATCACCCTTCTGGAACATGGCAAGGAATGATGATGGCACCAGTAAAAAAATTGATGTTATCCTAGGTGGAATGGAGACGATTGGTAGTGCTGAAAGAAGCACTGACAAAGATCAGATGCGTGATACCTTCTATACTATATCAGATGGACAGTATGCTCAACTCATTATCGATCTGTTTGGAAAGAGTAGAGTAGAGAAAGAGTTAGAAGACTTCCTCTCCTTTGACTTCTTCCCTCGCAGTGGAGGAGGCATTGGTGTAACTCGTCTCATCTCAGCCCTTAAATAGGGCTTCAATCTAGGGTGGCGAAATTGGTAAACGCGACACGCTGTTTCCGTGTTGACTTTTAGTCTTGGTGGTTCGACTCCATCCCCTAGAGTTTTTATTTATGTTTTAGTTACTACACCTTGAGTTGCAGTTGTAGAACTAGGACCGTTATCATATGTTACGTTAGCACCTGTAGCTTCACCAGTCCTGGAGACTGTTGTTGGTGCTGACCTTCTGTAGTCTGCTCTATCTAAGAAGCGAGATGCGAATGAGTTATTAGTTTTCTTATCACCTTTCCTATCTACTTCTTTGCTTGGTTCGTAGTCTACTAAGTCAGCGAATTGATCTTCAAAGAAGTCTACCATCTCAGTACTAGGCATAGCAATCAACCTCTTCCCTTCATTTAGATATGTTTCATGCTCCATGTTAGACACAGAGTATATTGATTGCTCTTTTGTTAATGTGTTACCATTCCCATCAGTAGATCTGTATGTTTCGTTGACTTCAATACCACCCTTAACAACTTCTATGTCACCATTTTTAATTGGATAAGTTTCCCAGTGATGGACAGCATCAATGTTAGTATACTTTTCCATTGCTGCTTCTCTCAATGTAAACTCATCCATTGGCCAATCTTTATATGGATCTACAATATTATTTGCTAGAAGTATAACCCAATCTAATTCTGGGTCACCAAAATATTCATTAGCAATCATGTCTGGTCTCTCACCTTCACGGATGAAGTAAGATTCAAATTCATTACTATACTTTTGAAGTTTCTCTTGCACTTCTACTCGTCTGAATATATTTTTAACTTTTTTGTATCCTATTATTTCATCAGCACCTTCGACACCGACGTAGATATTAGGTAAATTGGAAAAGAATTTTGACATATTAGTAACCTTTTGCTGCGTCTTCTGCTGTAACTATCTTAGTCTCTGCGAATGCTACATCTATTTGTACCGCAGGTACCATCATTGATGGTAGTGGTGCTTGAGCATTCTGTGAAAACTTAGCGATAGCATCTTTAAAAGATACATACTGACCATCAGGAGTGTAGTTTACATTGAAAGTTGAACAGATACATGGTTGGAATCTGTAGTGTGGAAGTCTTCTAAGACCTGTGCTTCCATTGCCTGGTTCCAGTCTTACAAACTCTAAGTTAAATCTTTTAGGTGTCTTAAGAAATCTTCCACTTAAATTTCTCTTGGATTTGGTGACTGACTCTGGAATTGCAATTCCATTTTCATCCTCTGATGCAGCAACTGTAATTGTTTGATTCATCATGCCAGTCTCTTTATTGTATGTCCATGCTGTTGTCTTACCACCAGACGTTGAGCTTCCACTGTCTGCCATCTCAGCGTGACCTAATGTAGGTAGCATCCCTGTCTTTATATACTGAATAATTTTTAGTATCTCTTGTCCTTCTTTATAGTTACGAGCAAACATCTTCCAAGAGAATGAATGGTTTCTAAATGTTACACCATTAAAGACTTGCTCAGTGAAAGGATTCATTATCTTTCCTTTCGTTAATGCCATTGCAGACTTACCATCTAACTGTGTCTCAAGACCAGCCAGGTTTGCCATACTTGCTGCTATGTCGGTACCTTTATTGAATGCTATCTCTGGAAACATACTAGAAGCAGCAACTTGCATTGACTCCTTGATAGAATCTGATTTAGTTTTCGAGTCTCCTTCACCCATCATGGTACCAGCTGCTTCTAATCCCATCACACCAGCTTGTCCTACATCAACTGTTGAATAGTTTGATTGGTATGCTGCTGATATATTTGCTGGCATTGCTAGGTAGGCAGTTGTTGGATCCAAATCAACATTTTGTCTACCACCTGGTAGATTTGCTCCACCATATCCTCTCGGTGCTTTATCAAAATTGATATTAAATTTTCTGATGCGTAGGTAGTCTACGGAGCCAGTTGCACCTTCAACACCATGCTCATCTCTTCCTACGACAGGTACTCTAGTGGGATATTTTAAAGTTGATGACATTCGTCCTAAATAGTTTCACTACTTGCTATGTCTATTTATGAGGTACAAGGGTAAGTATACATGCCGATTCCCTCGGAAGTATAAAGGCAACCCACTTAATATTGTTTATCGATCCTCTTGGGAATACAAATTTATGGTGTGGGCAGACACATCAACGTCAGTAACCGAGTGGGGTAGTGAAGAGATTGTCGTCCCTTATATCAGTCCTGTTGATGGCAAACGCCATAGATATTTCCCTGACTTTTATATTAAAGTGAAGGGTAAAAAGTATATGGTTGAAGTGAAGCCCCTATATCAAACAAAAGAACCTAAGACGCAGAAAAAAATTGATAAGAAATATATAAGAGAGGTTGTTACATATAGTGTCAACCGTGCAAAGTGGAAAGCGGCTCAGAAATTTTGTAAACAATTAGGATGGCAGTTTCAAATCATTACTGAAAAAGAACTTAAAGTATAATGGCATATCAAAACCAAAATTTTAAATCAATTGCGAGGAGCACACCTAAAGCACCCTTGAGTCAGATGATGGGGTGGTTTAAAAATAATAAGAATGCTCCGTCGTATAGCAATAGATATTCAGTCCAGTTTACTACACCAAAAATATTTGGTGGAATGAATGGAATGGAAGGAGTATCTTATTATAGTGGTAAGACTTTTCAATTAGAGACAGGTGACAATGCTAACTTGTTAAACTTCTATGCAAATAATGTTAACCTACCTAGTAGACAGGTAACTACATCTTCTATCACTAATATAGGTTCTGCATATAACTATGCTACTTCATCTACATTCAGTCAGATTCAAATAGATTTTACAATGCCTAGGTCACAGGTTACTCGTAACATCTTCGAGAGATGGATACAAGTTATGTCTAGTGATGCTAATCAATATACAGATTACTATGACAGTTATGTTTGTCCTAGTCTAAAAGTTTTTAAGTGGGAAAGAGGTGGAGGAAATAAGGTACCTTATACTACACAGTTTCTTGAAAAGATTAAGTCATTAGGTATCAAGTTAGAAAATGTACCACAGTATAAGATGGATCAGTTGGTAGGAATCTATGACATGAGAAATGTATTTCCATTCAACATAGGATCATTAACTTTAACCAATGAGTCAGCAGCGACTATGAATTTGTCTGTTGGATTCTACTACGAGAGGTATAGATTCTATACTGATGACAAGTATGATGCTATGGCTAATCGTATTGCAACTGTAGCCTACGGTGCTGACCAAGGAGATGATTGGAGAGATCCAAATCAAAACATGAGTACTCCTGGTCCAATGCCTGTAGAGTACTACAATCCTAATGAACCTGATACTTCAGCAGCATCTAATAAATCTACTACCTAAACCAAAATCGACCTTTGGTTCCCCAGAAGTCGTGAAAAAATCTCAGCATATTTTTTGACCCCTAGGGTTTTTGAATAAATAACTGTACTGAAGTGAATTCTATGGCATTACCTAAGTTAAACGTCCCTGAGTATAATCTCAAGCTACCTTCCTCTGGGAAGAATGTAAAGTATAGACCTTTCCTGGTCAAGGAGGAGAAACTTCTCTACCTAGCAATGGAAAGTGGTGAGCAGAAGGATATGATTGATGCAGTCAAGAATATTCTCCTATCATGTACAAGTCTCAGGTCATTAAAGGATCTATCAACCTTTGATATTGAATACCTCTTCTTAAAAATTAGAACGAGGTCAGTTGGTGAGGCAGTTAATGTAAATATTACTTGCCCTGATGATAATAAAACACAGGTACCTGTATCAATACCACTAGATGATATTGAGATTAAAACAGATCCAAAACATACTAGAGAGTTGAAACTCAGTGATGATATCATTGTCACTATGGGTTATCCATCCTTTGATATGTTTGTCAAGTTAAATCTTGTTGGTGATGATCCTGGTATGGATCAAGTCTTTGAAATGGCAGCAGCATGTGTTGAAACTATTGCTGATACCGAACAAGTATATGATGCTAAAGAGTCCAGTAAGAAAGAGTTGTTATCTTTCTTCGATGATATGAACTCAGGACAATTCGCAAAGGTTCAAGAATTCTTTGAGACTATGCCTAAGTTATCTCATACATTGAAGGTAACAAACCCTGAGACTGGAGTTGAAAATGATGTTACACTTGAGGGTCTTGCATCTTTTTTCGAGTAGCCCTACTGCATGGGGATCTTAGGTCATATTATGAAGGCAACTTTGCTTTGATGCATCATCATAAGTGGAACATGGAATACATAGACAACCTTATACCATTTGAAAAGGAAATCTATATCCATATGCTTATAAACTTCCTTAAGGAAGAAGAGAAACGACACAAAGAAAGACAAGCAGCCAATGGCTAAGTTAGTTACATACAAACCCACCAAACCTGACAGTGCTGCTGGTAAACCTGCGGTAGTTAAAGCCTTAGGTCAACATACTCGTGCTATTAATCAGGTAGGGCTAGTTAGTAATAGTATTGGTAAGATAGCTCAGGAAATGAAGTCGATTGCTGGTGCAACGATAGCATTTCAGAATTATCAACAGAAGAAAAAGAAGAAGCAAGCTCGGTTAGAGAAGGATAGAGCTGCTGAGAATGAACAAGAGGGTAAGATATTACCTGATGGTAGACCAGAAGGTAACATTAATGAAGGTGACAACGCTGACCTTGAAGATGATAAGACATCTAAGGAAGCAGGTGGTTGGTTAGAGAAAATCTTTGGACCATTCCAAAAGTTCTTAGGCGGTATCATTAGCTTAGTAATAACTAAGGCAGTCTTTGACTACATGAAGGATCCAAAGAGTGCTGAGACAGTGCAGTGGGCTGTAGAAACTGTTCAAAAGGTCTTTGGTTTCTTAGCGAAGTGGGTTAAGGGATCTGTCGAGAATCTTCTCGGCGGTATGGGTAAGGTATTTGATTCTAACGCACCATTTTGGGAGAGGTTAAAAGGATTTGGCCAGATGCTGTTGGGATTCCTAGGGCTAGCAGCTCTAATGAATCCTTTCGGTTTGATGATGGGTATCATCGCACTGTGTCAAAACCTAGCTGGTTTGGTTGAGAAAGTTATTGATCTGGTAAAAAAATTCCAAGACTGGTGGAGGAAGAAGGCTGGAAAGGCAGCACAAAAGACTATTAAAGCAGCAGATTCGGCCAAGGATGCTCTTAAAGGAGCAGATAATTTAAAGGATGCTAAGAAGTCAAAGGGTATTATCTCAAGAGTAGCAGACAGTAAGATAGGTAAGACTGTTACTGGAGCAGTGGATGGGGTACGTAAGGCTTTAGATCCAAAGAAAATAGGAAACTTAGCTAAGAAATTCTTGCCCAAGGTAGATGTAGGAAAAGCAACGAAGGGAATAGGTGACTGGTTCGCTGGTGCGGGTAAGACTCTTAGATCTGGTGTTGATTGGGGTGCGAAGAAGGTAGTTCAGGGGGCAAAGTTTGTTGGGAATGAAGCTTTAAAACATGGAAAGAATCTTCATAAGAATATCACTTCTGCATGGAGTGGGTTTGGAGATATGATTAGAAAGTATGGTGATAAAGCAAAGAATATTATCATCGAGAAGGTTTTAAAACCTGCCAAGAAGCAGTTACAACCTTTGTTTAAAAGGATGAAAGGTTTGGGTGGAGTAATTGAAAAACAATTGAAGAAGATACCTGTCTTTGAATGGATTCAGAAAGTCCTGAAGAAGAAGGGTGCTAAAGGTATAACTAGCCTAGGTCCAGTGTTGAAACAGATAGGACCAAAAGCAATTGATATCATTGGTGGTATCGTTAACATGGTGTTTGCCTATGATAGGTTTGCTCAAGGAGATAGTATTGGTGGTCTTATAGAAGGTGCGTCAGGTATACTTGACTTGTCTGGTCTACCACCTCCAATTGGATTAGGTTTCTATCCAGTTGGTCCTAGATTATCTCTAATGCTTGATGCTTATATGTTTGCAAGGGATTTACTTCCTGACATGTTCCCAGAGGCACCAAACTTTAAGGAAGGTGAGGATAAGATGATCGAATCTATTGGTCTGGGTGGTATTAAAGGTAAGTTAGATAGCATACTTAGTAAATTACCTGATCTAAGTACAATCACAGGTTGGATTACAGGTAACAAGGATGCTAAAGATCCTCCAACTGAGGCAGAAGAGAAAGCAGAAGCAGATAAATCAGAAATGGAAACTGATATGGAAAACTTTGCTGATGGTGGAGAGTTTACTCACATACCTATGTCACATTTCCAACCAATGTCAGAAGGTGGTGAGTTAGGAGAGATGTCTGAAGAGTATTCATTTAATGAAGAGGACTTGGGTGATGCTATACCATTTGCAATGCCAATTATCAAGGGCGTTGCGGTTCATCTACCGATGCCAATAAATAGTGGAGGAGAAGTAATACAAGGCTCAAGATCACCCCTACTAGATAGAATCTAATGGCAACAGCAGTAAAGAAAGGTGGTAAAATAAATTTTGCAAAGGTTGTTGCTCCAGCCAAGGAGGCCAAGGGTGATAAAGAATGCTGCGAAGGAGTAGTAAAGGCAGTTAATTTTAACGTTAAGGCAACGAATGACTTAGGCAAGACGATGAATTCGATTGCCGAGATCATGATGGAGACCAAGAATATTCAGGTCGAAGCATTCAAAAAGATGAGTGATGGTGCCAAGGTAGATTTTAAACCAACATTTAATCAATCACCTGGAGCTGCACCTATACCTGATGAAGGTGGTGGAGAAGAAGAGGAGAAGGAATCACCAGGTGGAGGTTGGTTGATGAACCTCCTTGGTGTATTCAAAGATATAATAATGATTGCCATCGCTGGTCCAGTGATGAAGTGGTTGTCAGACCCCAAGAATCAGGATGCGGTAAAGAATATTGTTGAGGGGTTGATAAAATTCTTTGGGTTTGTAGCAAAGTTCCTTACTGATAGAGTAATAGGAGGACTAGAAGGACTACGAAAAATGATTGAGGGTAACTGGTGGGAGAAAATAGTTGGTCTCTTCCAGTTAGTTACTAATTTTGCTGGACTCTTCCTTGCTATACGATGGCTGAAGAATCCTATGAAGCTAGTGAAAGACTTAAAGAAACTCTTTAAGGTGTTTGCTAAGGGGTTGAAGATGACCTCGAAGAAAATGATCAAGAGGTTAGGTGTCATTGGGTTGCTCATTGGTGCTGGCATGGCCCTCAAGGAAGGGCTTAAGAAAGATGAGGAAGAAGACGGTGGTGAGGGTGGTGACACCATCAATGGAAATCCAGTATCAAAAGATGATAGTATTGAACTGTCTAATCTACGAGATAGGCTAGAGAGTCTTGAAAATGAGGGAAAAACACATGGCGATCCCGAATTCGACAAGGATTATGCAAGGCAAGAAGAACTTGAAAACAAGTATGCCAACAAACCAGAGATGGCGAAGGGTGGATGGATATCTGGACCTCAGTCAGGTTATCCTGTATCACTTGATGGTGGTAGGAGCACATCATTTATAGGTCATGGCACAGAGTATGTTGCACAGAGATCTCGTGGTGGATTTGTAATACCATTTGATACTCCTGCTACGAGGAAAGACTCTGGACTAACAGGTCGGAGGATGGGTGAAGCCCGTTCTAGAGGATACAAATTACCTGGTAGGTCTGAAGGTGGTCCAATTAATGTAAACAATTTCTTCCCTGAGTATAATACTGGTGGTAAGCTTAAGAATCAAAACACTGGTAGGATTAAAGACTTTGATAAGTCTCACTATGGTAAGGAAGGATATCAAATAGGACAAATAAATCCAGAGCAGTTGGTCTATGGTCAGAGTAAATTCATAGAGAAGACTGTAACGGTCAACGGTGAGATAGATGAGGAGCAGTCTTTCTCTAAGTTTGAAGAACTAATGGGATCAATTGGTGTTCCTGACTTGATAGATCATCAGAAGCAACTGATGGAAGCTTTAAAGTCTGCTACTGGAAAGAGATTTAATGTGATGGATGTATATAATAGGGCAACTGGACTAGACCCAGATACTTTGTTCCCTATCCTTAAAAAATCTGATGCACAGAAAGCAACTGATGATAAGAAGGCAGCTGCACATCAAAGAGACTTAAAGATTAGAGGTATTAAACCAGGCGAAGGGTATTCAATATTTGAAGGAGAGATGTTTGATAAGGGTGGTATCATACAAC